GCATGAAAAATGTCCAATGCGAGCAGTTGCATTGGCACATCCCGCTCAGTATGTTAAGTACAACCGCGGTCTCACAGCCCTTCGCTCCATAATAATGGAACCGCGATGCCTCGCTAAAGCACCAGAAGTAATCGTTTTATGGGGCGCTACCGGAACCGGTAAGACCCGTGATGCTCTCACTAAGTACTGGCCGGAGGTGCCACATTATAAGTGGAAATCCTCCAATGGCCAATGGTGGGATGGGTATGATGGAGAGAAAAAGATCATCATAGAAGAGTTCCGAGGAACGATGATTTGGGCCGACCTGCTGGACCTCCTCGACCGGAATGAATGCCGGGTTCCCGTAAAGGGAGGCTTCGTCCAAATCCAAGCTGATAAGTTTGTTATCTGCTCCCCAAAACCACCAGCTGCATGGTATAAAGACGACGACGAATACGACAAAATCGGTCAATTGAGACGTCGAATTACAACAATTGTCCACCAAAAAAAACGAATTTTCGAGGAACTTCCTGTATAGTTGAGTGGCCTATATTACCACTCAACTTCTGTGCAAAACACTTTTGTGCAAAAGTAGTCGGACGAACTTTTTTTTATTTTCATATATTAAACAAATGCCCTATGGATCCTACCGTCCTCGCCGAACACGCTCCACTGTGCGCCGCCGTGTTGCTGCTCCTGCTCGGCGGAGTGCCACTCGCAAGAAGGCTCCGCGCCCGACGCTCGCAAAGAGAGTCCGTATGATCACCGCCTCGCAGGCCGAGACAAAGGTCAAGGCCTACGCTTTGTGGGATGCCCAGTCAATTCCTGGTGTCGGCTTGCATGCGCATACTGGCGGCAACAAAGGTGCAATCATCGGCAACCTTCTCGGTGCCCCGTCCTTCTCTATGGGCCAAGGCGCCACCCAACAGACCAGAATTGGGAATTCGATTTCCAATTGTAAGCTGAATGTCAAGGGATTCGTGCAGAGTCTCATTTATAATGCCAGTACGAACACGTCACAATTCCCATTTGAAGTGCACGTGCTTGTTTACAAAGCAAAGAGCGATCCATCGGGTAGCCCCGAGACGATCCTTAACAAGGTTGACAACACGAACTCGTACATCGACGGAAGTGCAGGCTCCAGCATGCTGCCGTGGAATCGCAAGAGTTACACGATCAAGAAGCATCGTGTGTTTCGCATGAAACCCAATCTTGTTGCCGAGACCTCAACTGGTACCAACGTGGTTGGTATAGGTAACCCGAATTATGCGGGTTCCCGCGCCGAATTCTTCAAGCGATTCTCCATGGATATTAATATCAAGGATGTACTTCAGTTTGACGACACTGGAGTCACTGTCGAGAATGACTGGGTTGCGATCGGTGTGTACGTCATCAATGGTGACGGCCAGACCCTTCTCCCCCAACAGATCCGTGCCAAGATCACGGCTGTTGCTACCCTCCGCTACAAGGATGCTTAAACCCTAACTGGGTTGTATGAAGGGGGGTTTGGGGGTACCCCCCCATATGTCAATCCCCGGGGGGGGTTGGGGGGTACCCCCCCGCAGGTCCTCTTTTTTTCTTGACCTATAGTAAGAGATGGAAGACCAACCTTTTGAAAAAAAAACACGCGCCATATGCTGCACCAAAAATAATTGGACTGCCAAGGATGTCGAGGACCTTGTTCAGTTCGCTTCAGAAAAGTGCACCTACCTAGTCTATGGTGAAGAAACCGGTACACTATGCGGTACACCCCACCTGCAAATCTACTTTGAACTAAAGGATGCTATGTCCTACACCGCTTGCAACAAGAAATTGTTCAACGCCTGGTATAAGAAAAGGGGAGGTACCCCGAAGCAAGCTGCTGGGTACTGTAAAAAGGGTGATGAACAGGCTACTGATTATGCTTGGTTTTACGATCACCCCGCCCCGTCCTGGATTGGTCAAGAATTTGGCCAACTATCCCAACAAGGGAAACGCACTGATATTGACGACGTGGTGGAAATGATAGTGCATGAAAAATGTCCAATGCGAGCAGTTGCATTGGCACATCCCGCTCAGTATGTTAAGTACAACCGCGGTCTCACAGCCCTTCGCTCCATAATAATGGA